ACTATAGGGCGACATCGAGGTGCCAAACCGAGTTCAATAAATACATTAGGAACCGCGACAAGAAAGATCCTTGCATATCATGCAACCGCCATCACGATGGCCAGTACCATGCTGGTCACTACAAGACAGTGGGCGGTCATCCTGCACTACGATTTTGTGAGGACAATTGCCACAAACAATGCTCAGTTTGCAATAACTACAAGTCTGGTAATTTATCAGAATATCGGGCAAACTTGTTGATAAAGATAGGGTTAGAGCGGGTCGAGTGGCTAGAAGGGCCGCATGATCCTGTCAAATATACCATTGAGGATCTGCAAGAGATGTTATCTAACTACCAATCACTGAATAAGAAATGGGTACAGTCTCCACGCTAGACCGTAATGCTGAACAGGTGCGGGATGTACTCCGTAACCTGTTGGAGCAGTGTGAGGCTGGGAACATTTGTGGTGCTGTGATAGTGACAGAGCATCTCGACGGGTTCGACTTGGACATGCCTGGAACCTTCTCAACAGATCCTGATTCAATAGCTTCAATCACTGGCCGGTTGCAAATGGCCGCGCATTCATTCTACCAGATGAGCTGGGAAGATGACGATGAAATATAACACCACGACCGAGCACCTAGATTTCTGCAACACCGACTACCAGCGTCAGATAATTCAGATGACGTTGAACGGGATGAGCCAGACGGAGATTGCCAAAGAGCTGGACAAACACCCTAAAAGAATTCATAACGCCCTTGCGTCTGTGCACAATCGGGCAGCAATGCAAGGTGTAGCACCAGCCTATAATGTCAATCGTCAGACAGCGCCAGGATTTACCACCAAGCGAGTCAGTACCGCCTACAATTTGGACGGTGATATTGTTTTACAGTGGCATATCCAAGAACCAGAACGGCAAAAGCTGGAAGAATTAATCGCTCAATTTGTGGAGGGATTCAAAGATGAGGTCACAGGAATACACGCTCCCGTTGACGCGCCTGCAGGCATTAATGACGATTATATGGTTAGTTACATCGTTGGGGATCATCATTTGGGGATGCTTGCTCACCATTCTGAGACGATGGGCGAGGACTATGATGTCAAGATTTCGCAACGTCTGCTAGAAAATGCAGTTGATCGGCTGGTCAGTGTAGCGCCAGCGGGTAAGGTCGGTGTGCTTGTGAACCTTGGCGACTTCATGCACGTTAACGACTCCACCAGCTCAACCCCTAATAGCAAGAATCTACTTGACAGCGATGGCCGATACTCCAAGACCATCAGGGCTGCAAGCAATGTGATAAAGCGTACGGTCTTGCGGATGCTAGAGAAACATGCCGAGGTCTGGCTTGTGAATGTTCGAGGGAACCATGATCCAGATGCTGCGTTGTGGTTGAATGAGGTGATGAGACTGTACTTTGAGGATGATCCACGTGTTCACGTATTCGATAACGCCTCTAAATTCATCTGGTGGAAGTGGGGCAAGAATTTGATCGTAACTCACCACGGTGATCGGATTAAAATGTCTAATCTTCACGGGTCAATCGTGTCAAATCTCAGGAAAGAATGGGGCGAAGCGGAGCACACTTTTGTATGGACGGGTCACATACACCACAAGAATCAAGAGGAATATGGCGGCGCATTGTTCGAGTCTTGGAACATCCTCGCACCCGCAGACGCTTGGCATGCTGGATCTGGCTATGCCAGTTCTCGGAGTATGACATGTGTGATTCTTCACAAAGACTACGGGGAAGAAGGACGGTTAAAGGTAAACGTGGAGCGGATTAAGTGAGCGCATTTGACGAGCAGATAGGCGGCAACCACTACAAGCTGATGATGATTCAGCCTACTGAATACATATTAGCGAACGACATGGGATGGTGTGAGGCAAATGTTGTGAAGTACATCAGCCGGTGGCGGTCTAAGGGTGGGGTCGATGACTTGCGAAAGGTGGTGCATTACACTCAGATCTTGATAGAAAAAGAAACGGCCACTAAATCTAAGACATAAAAAAACCCAGCGATTAAACTGGGTTCTTCTAATTTTAACAGGGTGATAACTATTACTTGGCGGTAGACCCCTGCAATCAGTTTAATGCACTGGCATACGGTTAACTGATATCCAAATTATAATTACATTAAATCATAAAATCAATGGGCCGATATCTTCTAAAACTACGCACCCATTAGATAAGAATAACTCCGAAAACATACCCGAATAAAAAAGCCACAATCATCGCCCCGCCTGTGTATTTTGGAACCATCAGTTTATCAAGTTGTTTCTTGATCATTTTTTGCCCTCGATTTGTTGTAGTTTGTCCAGCATTTTAAGCACGTCAAGCAACACGGTCTGTTCGTATTGGTCGACCTCGGGCTGGCAGTAAGTCTCGCGCACTTTGACTAGGGTCATCCATGCGGTTAACAGTTCGGTTCGGGTTGGTTTCATGTGTTGCCCTCTAGTTTTGTGATAATACGTTTAGCGGCTGGCCAATTTATTTTGAAACGGGTAGCGATGCGGTTTGCGCTCCATCCTATCGCCCTACGCTTGGCAACCTCGGCTTCTAACTCGGCCATCGATGAGCAGTTGCCCGTTGATGGTTTAGGCCCTCTTTTCATTGGCCTAGTTGATTGGGGATGGCGCTGTCCGATCATAGATTGCTCCTCTAATTAATGTAATTTTTCTAAAACTAAAAAATAAGAATGGAAAATTCTAGCGTGTTTCTGCTGCTTTAATGCGGTGCCTTGCTGCTGCGGGTTTGGCACCTCGATGTCGCCCTATAGTGAGTCGT